ATCTTGCGCGCCTCCCACCAGGAGTGCCCCAGCGCGATGGCCGCACAGATCACCGCGGCCACCAGCCACGCCACGATCCCGCCCCATCCGCGATCGATATCGGCAGTCATCACGCAGCTCCGAACAGCAGGACGATCAGGGGCGCGGTGAGCTGGGTCAGCAGGACGACGACGCCCTCCGTCCAGCCACCGATCAGACCACGAGGCAGCTCGGCCAGCACCCCGATCAGGAACGCGCACAGCCACAGTTTCCAGTTGATCCGGCCGCTCACCCGCGGGAACTTCAGCCTGGCCAGACGTCCCGTGAACTTGGCTGCCTTCTCCGGAAGCAGGCAGCCCACCGTGTAGAGCGCCAGGCACCCGACGAACGCGCCGATGATCCCGTTGATGCTGGCGCCGGCGATGTACGCCCCGTCGGCCAGCGAGAGTAGGTAGCCGATCGCGTCGTGCGCTCGCTGGACCGTCCACTGATCGAGCGGCGATCCGTTGAACCCGTCCCGGAACCCGGCGACAGCAATCAGGAACGCGAGACGATCGCGGATCGAGTCCGGCCCCGCGCTCAGATAATCGATCACGAACGCGAGCACGAGCGCGATCACGCACCCGGTTGGCGTCATTGCCCTGTCCACTACTTCGCCCCTCTCTTCCTACGCTTCGGCTTGCGAGCGCTCGCAAGCCTGACCAGCGCGATCACGGTTGCGAGCGCCACGATCGCGCTCACGAGCGCTACGAGCGCTCGATCTCCCCAGAGCGCTCCGAGCACCATCCCGAACGCGATCCCGCTCGCGAGCGTGCATCCGAACGCCTTGAGCGCTCGCTGGGTCTGAACGTCCGGCGCTCTCACGAGATCGCCCACATCCACGTGCACAGTCCGACGATCGCCGCGCCCACGATCGCGAACGTGAACGTCACGAGCGGGAAGAGGAGCATGAGCATCCAGATCGTCATCCCGAGCGCAAAGAGCGCGTCCGAGCGAGCGCGCTCAGCCTGCCTGCGCTCGTGCTCGCGAGCGCGCTCCCATGCCCTGATCTCCATGCGGATCTCCTGATCGCTCATGAGCGCGCTCATCGGACCCAGTCCAGGACGCGCTCGCCGCTCACCATGTCGCGCACTTCGAGCCGGAACGAGGGGTGATCGCGCTCGGGCGTTCCGGCCACCTCGATCAGGCGCGCGCGCAACGCGATCAGCTCAACGCTCGCGTGCTGGATCCCGAGCGGAGTGTCGAGATCGATGGCGGCGAGGTGGATCTGGTCGTGCAGCACTTCGTACCCGTTCCCCTCGAACGCCCTGATTCGATACGTCTTCAGCATGTCGCCCCTCCAAAACAGATGGAGCGCGCATCGCCCATCGATGCGCGCTCCACTGATATTACACGAGGTATTACGTTAGCCCCACAGCGAGCGACCGAGTTTGCTCCCCTTCGCCTGTTTCATCGGGATGTGCTTCTCTTGGGACTTTTTCTGATCCTTGGTCAGCCGGCCCGCGCCGTAGTCGTCGCCGGCGTAAGCGTCGGAGTTGCGCGCCACGATCTCCGTGGCCTTCTTCGCCGCTTCACGCTCGCTCGCCTTGCGCGGTTCCCCGTCCTTGAACCAGCCCATCAGCGACGGCTCCTGTTCTCTTCGTAGTGGCGCCGGATCTCCTCCGCGCGCATGATCGGTCCGCCGGAGTTCCGGTCCTCGGGCTGGCGCGGCGGCTTGGTCTCCCGCTTCGGCTTCTCAGCCACGGTCACCACCGTCCCGACGCTTCCAGCGGTCCGCCTCCTCGCTGCGCGCCTTGCCGGCGCCACGGATGTCCGGATCCTTGCGGACGATGTAGTCCTTCGCCGAGCGCCCCTTGGTGTCCTCGGAGGCGTTGCTCTGCTGGGACCTGTTGTTGCCCTGAGGCATGGTCAGTTCTCCCTGTTCTTGCCGGCCCGGGCCTTACGGGCCTCGACGCGATTCTCTCGGTTCATGCGCTCCAGCTCGGCCAGATCGGCGCGGCTGAGCGGGCGTCCGTTCACGTCCCGCATCAGAGCGCCATCCCCGGCAGGCGGAAGCCGTCGAGCTTGCGCTGGTAGTACTCGGAGTGCGCCTCATCGAACGCGCCCTCCTGCAGGTGCTGCACACGCAAGACGTGGATCGACTCGGCCAGCTCCAGCGCGTGGACCGCGTAGCCCCACGACAGCGGGGCGTCGACGTCCGCGTCGATCCCGTTCGCCGGCGTGACGACACGCCAGATGTGCAGCGGGCCGAGCCGGTAGACCATGACGTTGGTGCTCAGGTGGAGGTAGCGCTCCATCCCGAGACGATTCCAGCCCAGGCGCTCCGCACCCTGATCCTCAGCCACGGTCGCTGTCCCTGCCGTGGCGCTGCTTCGCCTCGCGCTGCTTGGCGATGTCCCGCAGCTCCTCTTTCGCCGCCGCGATGATGCGCTCCCGCATCTTCGCCTTCTGCTCCGGCGTCAGCCCATTCTTGTCCATGTCGCCCCTCTCTGTTGCAACTGAATCTACAGTGCACAAATCAGAGCGCGCAAGTCACGTACGGATGATGCACGAGCGGACAGCACGAATCTGCAACTTGCACATAACGAAGTGCCCCACCTCATTGAGGTGGGGCACTTTCACTCGTCTCCGTAGTGGCCCTCGTGCGATTCATACGGCCGGCGTCGCATCCGCTCGAAACACTGGGTTCGCGGACAGCTCGCGCCGCACTCGCAGATGTATTCGACCTGCGGGGAGTTCGGGTTCACGTACTCCACGAACTCCCCGTTGACCATGAAGGTCCGGCTGAGCTTGCTCACAGGTTGTCCCCATCCTGCTTCGGGTCACCGGGCTGCCAGACCTTCCACTTGCGGCCCTGTCGGTGACCGAACTCGCGGCGGTAGCCTCGGCGATCTTCCGTCACCAGAGTGTCACCGTTGACCTCGATCACCTTGCGCCACACGAACGCCAGGCTCGGAGACTGCTCGATCCGGTGACCGTGACCGCGGATGAAGTCGCCCACCTGAACCCCAGCGTGCATCTTGACGATCATTGTTCGCCCCTCTCGTTTGCTTGTGAAGATACTGTAGCACGCCACAAATCAAGCGCGCAAGAATCAAGCAAGCACGAATCACATGTTGATGAAGCGCACCCGCGCGCCGGCCGACAGATCCTGATGCGCCACCACGTACCGCGTCTCGTCCATCGCGTGGTCGCCCATCTTCAACGGCTCATCCTTCACCGGCTTGCCGTCGGCCGTCGGCGCCCAGACGTAGCCCTCGATCTCATCGGCGAAGCGGGTGGGCAGGCCACGGTCCTTCAGGTCCATATCCAGCTCCACCAGTGAGTCCCGCAGCACGAACAGGCGCGGCAACCCGTCGCCCGCCACCCGGACACGCGCCTGCATGGCCTGGATTCCCTCGCTGACGTTCTTGTTCGCGGCGATCGTGGTCATGCCCAGATGACGCTCCAGCGTGGCCCGGTCCTCGGCGTCGTGATCGCACACGATGGCGATGGGCTTCGGGTACTTCCACGTCCCGCTCCCGGTGGTGACCACGTCGAGGATCTGGCGCGCATGGTCCTCCACTAGGCGCTTCGTGTGGTAGATCTCCCGCTCCAGATAGAGCCGGCCGTCGGGATCGATGGCCCACATGCCCCACACGAACGGGTTGGTATACCCGAAGTCCACGCCCCATATCCTCGGCCAGTCCAGCGGCAGTTGCTTGCGATCGAGCAGGTGTACCTCCGGGCGCCAGTCCTCATAGATGACGCCCTCCGCCGCCACCCAGCGCCCGTACCGCAGACGCTGCAGGCGCACCCCCGTGAGGTTGTCGAGGCGCTTGAGGTAGTCCTGGCCGAACGCGGTGGCCGTGCCGTCGGACTCGAACAGGCGCGGATTGTCCTCGTGGTGACTGACCAGCATGGTGGCCTTGCCGTCGTCGCACCGCTTCTTCAACCAGTGACTAGGCTGCTGCGGGTTGCAGTCGCCAAGCATCTGCTGAAACGACACGCGCCCGTTGCGCAGACGCGAGGTGCACTTCTCCCAGTCCTCAAGAGTGCCGTCGGTGGCTTCCTGGTAGTAGATGATGTCGTACTCCGTGGACATCACCTTGTCCGGATTGTCCATGCCGCCCACCACGATCGAGCTGCCGTTCGCGTAGACGTACTGGGCCGGCTTCTCAGCGCTCCCGCCGTACCACTTCATCAGCCCCTGAGCGATGGCCTCCGCCGCCAC